GACAGCCCTGCACACGTATGCTGAACGCTCGAAGACGCCCCACGTGGCGCCGTCGTAGCCGGGAGTTGCCATGCCTGTCAACGCTGCTGTTGCCAATGAAGTATGGCGTCGGTACTCATGGTGCCGGGATAACGGCCATACGGATTACGTCGAGAAGGCGAAACTCTGTGACCGCCACTTTGCCGGTGACCAGTGGGAGCTGAAAGACAAGGCGATGCTCCTTCTTGTGCGCCGCCCCGCGCTGACGATCAACAAGATTCTCGGCACGGTCGGCAACGTGCTGGGCGAGCAGATCAACAATCGCGCCGAAACCAACTTTCGCCCGCGCAATGGGTCGGACCCGAAGACCGCGACGGTTCTCAACAAGGTGTTCAAGCAGATCTCCGATGCGAACCAACTCAGTTGGTTGCGCAGCGACATGTTTGCTGACGGTGTGATCGGGAGTCGAGGGTACATCGACATCCGTCTGGACTACAACGACCAGATGCAGGGTGAAGTACGCTACGAGCTGCTCAACCCGAAGAACGTCATCCCTGGCCCTGATTCGGATCAGTACGATCCTGACACGTGGGATGAGGTCTTCGTGACGAAATGGGTCACTGCTGACGACGTCGCAGTGCTCTACAACACGGCCGATGCCGACTACCTGCGCTCGAAAGAAGGCAGTGACCTGTTGTATGGGTTCGATTCAATCGACACAGAGCGCGACCGGTTCGGCAAGCGCACCATCGGCAGCTACGCCGGCGGAAAGAACGACACGAACGTGCGGCGCAATATCCGCCTGATCGAACGTCAGTACCGTGAACTGCACAACCAGAAGCACTTTGTCGAACGCGTCACTGGCGACATGCGCGCGATCCCTGAGAACTTCAACGAAGAGCGGATCAAGTTCTTCGTCCAGAAGTTCGGCTTCGCAGTCGTCAAGAAGCTCGTGCGCCGCATCAAGTGGACTGTTGTGGCCGATACATGCGTGCTGCACGACGAATGGAGTCCGTACAAGCACTTCACGCCAGTTCCTTACTTCCCGCACTTCCGTCGCGGCACGACCATCGGTCTGGTCGAGAACCTCACAGGGCCGCAGGAACTGCTGAACAAGGTCACGAGCCAGGAGTTGCACGTGCTGAACACCACCGCGAACAGCGGGTGGATGGTTAAGGCGGGCACGTTGCTGAACATGACCCTGGAAGAACTGGAAGCGCGCGGTGCGCAGACAGGGCTGGTGCTCGAACTGTCCGACATGGAGGGAGTCGAGAAGATTCAGCCCAACAACACCCCGCAGGGCCTGGATCGCATGAGCTTCAAGGCCGAAGAGTCGATCAAGTCGATCTCCGGTGTGTCGGATTCCATGCAGGGCTTCGACCGCGAAGACGTGGCCGCGAAAGCAATCCAGGAAAAGAAGAAATCAGGCTCGACGAACCTCGTCAAGCCGCTGGATCAGCTCGCCCGCACTGACTACTTCATCGCCCGCAACACCCTTGATCTGGTGCAGTCGCACTACACTGAGCCGCGCATCCTGACGATTGTGAAGGATGAAACTACAGGCGAAACTGAAGACGTTCCCATCAATCAGGTCGATGAAGAGACCGGCGAAGTCATCAACGACCTCATGCTCGGCGAGTTCGGCGTCGTGATCACGTCCGTACCGCTGCGTGAAACCGCAGAAGACAGTCAGTTCGAACAAGCTGTCGCGTTGCGCGAGCTGAACATCAAGATTCCTGACAGCGTGCTCATCAAGAACAGCCGGCTGCAGGACAAGGCTGATATCCTCGCGCAGATGGAAGCGCAGAGCAACAGCGAAGAGGCGCAACAGCAACGACAGCTCGCCATAGCTCAGGCTCAAGCAGATGTGGCCAAGACTCAGGGTGAAGCCGCTGCAAAGACTGCGGATGCCGGACTCAAGCAGGCGAAAACGCAGACTGAGCTGCAGGGCGAGCCTCCCGACGAGACTGCGGGCACCAAAAATGAGGTTGCAGTCGCTGAAGCTCAGCACGGCATGGATCTCGCGGAACGTCAGTTTGAACACAAGCAGCAACTCGACGTGGCTGGTTTGCGCATGAAAGTGCAGGATCAGGACGCGAAACAGCAGCTCGCAGCCCGGAAGGCTGCGGATGATGCCGTCGCCAAGCGCCAAGCCGCAGCACTCGCTGCGAGCAAGGGCGAGGTGTCTTTCAACCAACCGTAAGGATCGATGATGGCTACCGAAGACCGTGGAGATGACTGGACCCCGACCGACGAGGCAACTGACGCTGCCGCTGCTGCCGCTGCCGCTGCTGCCGCTGCCGCAACCGCAGAAGCTGCCGCTGCCGCGACCAAAGAAGCTGATGCGCTTGCTGCCCTTGCCGCCAAGGGAGAGCCCAAAACCCTGCCCGAAGGCACTGAGCCCGAAGTCATCGAGACTGAAGGCAAGCCGAAGGCCAAGGACACTCGCCTACCGCTCGCGCGGCACGAGGAAATCCTGAACCGCGAGCGTGAGCGCCGCGCTGCTGTCGAACTCGAGTTGGCGAAGTTTCAGAAGGGCACAGTGGTCGCCGATCTCGGCAAAGACATCACTGAAGCCGAAACGGTGATGCTGGCGCTGACTGAGGAGTACAACAAGTTCATTGTCGACGGCGACATGGCGAAAGCGGCCGAAGCAATGACGAGGATTCGCCGCACCGAGCGCGCGATCTCCGAAAAGACTTCGGAAGCTCGTATCGCCGAGTCAGAAGCGCGGGCCGTCGAGCGCGTGCGCTACGACATGGTCGTTGAACGCCTCGAAGATGAGTACCCGGTGCTGAATCCGGACCATGCCGACTTCGACAAGGTCATCACCGGCGAGATCCTTGAACTCAGGGAAGCGTACCAGCTCAAAGGCTACACTCCCGGCGCCGCGCTGCAGAAAGCAGTGAAGCTGATCATCCCGCCAAAGACTGTGGCGCAAACCTCGGCCACGGAAGTGACCCCACGGGTTGACGCTGAAGCAGTCAAGGCTGCACGCAAAGCTGCTGCGGTGGCGACCACTGCTGACGCTCTGGCGCGCACGCCGGCCAGTACTGCCAAAACTGGCCTGAACAGCGACGCTGCTGGCGGATCGATTTCCGCCAAGGACGTGATCAAGATGTCCTACAAGGATTTCGCGGCGCTGGACGAAACCACGCTCGCGAGCATGCGCGGCGACAACCTGTAAATTTTCTGAAAAAGCTGCGCACGCAGCTTTTTTCGTTTACAGTTCGGCCAACGTAGACCGCCGCCCAACGACAGAGACGGCACCCGCCCGCGCGAAGCGACATTCGGCGAAGTAGGCGCAGCACGCGCATTCCTAAACTTCGACCCAATGAAGGGAGAGCAACATGCTCACCAATTTCGGCCTGCTCACTTCCGAGCAAAAGACTATCTGGTGCATGGACTTGTGGAAGCAAGCTCGCAACATGAGCTTCATGAACAAGTTCCTGGGCAAAGACGAGAACTCGCTGATCCAGCACATCACCGAGCTGAAGAAGGACGAGAAGGGCGCCCGCGCGGTCATCACGCTGCTGGCCGACCTGACCGGCGACGGCGTTGCCGGCGACCGCACGCTGGAAGGCAACGAAGAAGCGATCCAGACCTTCGATCAGGTCATTCGCATCGACCAACTGCGTCACGCCAACCGCCACGAGGGCAAGATGGCCGACCAACGGTCGGTGGTCAACTTCCGTACTGCCAGCAAGAACGTGCTGTCGTACTGGCTGGCTGACCGCATGGACCAGATGGCCTTCCAAGTGCTGGGCGGTCGCGCCTTCAGCAAGCGCCCGAACGGCGCCGCGCGTGTCGGCGACCTGAACTCGCTGGACTTCGCCGCTGACGTCTCGGCGCCGTCCACCAAGCGCATGCTGCGCTGGGACAACGTCAACAAGACGCTGAAGGACTCGGCCTCGGGTTCGAACGCCTCGACCAACATCGTCAACACCGGCGCCGTCGCAGGCAGCGACTTCCCGGCGTGGAAGATGTTCGTGGCGCTCAAAGCCTACGCCAAGGACCGCTACGTCCGTGGCGTGAACGGCGAGGGCGGTGAAGAAACGTTCCACGCGTTCCTGACCCCGCAAGCGATGGCTCGCCTGAAGGCCGACGACGACTACAACCTGAACCTGCGTCACTCGCAGCAATCGGCCAAGAACAACGCGCTGTTCACCGGTTCCAGTGTGCTCATCGACGGCATCTACCTGCACGAGTTCCGCCACGTGCCAAACGTGGACAACGGCATCTCGGGCACCGACATGTACGGCACCGGCCTGAACCTGAAGGGCTCGCAGGTGCTGTTCTGTGGCGCTCAGGCGATGGGCTTTGCCGACATCGGTGCTGCTGACTGGAACGAGAAGGGCTTCGACTACGACAACAGCCAGGGCATCGCGGTCGGCAAGATCATGGGCTTCCTGAAGCCCAAGTTCAGCTCGATCTACGAGAACAACACCGTCGAGGACTTCGGCGTGCTGTCCTGCTACGTGGCCCAGTAACCGACAACCGCAACTGCAGGAGTACACCTCATGAGCAAACTCAACGCGAGCCGCACGGTTCAAACCGTGCTCACCGCCAGCTTCGACTTCAGCTGGAACAACTGGGTCGTCGACTCGGTTGACGGCACGAAGAAAACGCTGGGTTCGACGGTCGCACTGTCGACCGATCCCAACGAGTCGGCGCTGACCGGCCCCGTGGCCAACACCATCACTTTCGACGGCATCCCGCTTCCCGTGGGTGCGCAGATCGTCGGTGGTGATCTGGTCATCGAGACTGCCTACGTCGGCACCACGGCGGCAACGATCACGCTGGGCATTGCCGGCTCGTTGACCAACATCCTCGGCTCAACGTCGTTGATGGCTGCGGCCAACACGCGCACAGCCCTGCTGCTGACCACGGCGCTGACCAGCAACGCGGCCGGTGCCAACGTGCGCGCAACCATCGCCTACACCGTGGCCAACGCCACGGCGGGCAAGGCGCGCGTGCGATTGCAGTACGTCGTCGACGGGCGTGCGACAGAAGTTCAGGCGACCTGAGTCGCCTAAGCCGGAAGGACGGGGCTTCGGCCCCGTTCGTTTATCTCCACTCTTCACCCAAGGAATGATATGAAGGCCATGCGCTTCAAGTTGCCCCGCAACCGCACCATCGCATCGACGTGCGGCATTTCCATCGAATTCAAGAAGAACGAGTTTCATCTGGTGCCACCGGACATGTTCGCCGAAGTCATCGCTGCTGGCGGCGTCTCCGAACACGAGATCCCTGAGCCCGAAGAAGTTGTACCCGGCACCCCGCCGACCAGCCCCGACGAACGTCAAGCGCAGGCTTTCAGGGCCTTCGACGAGATCATCAGGCGCGGCACGCGCGAAGACTTCACTGGCGGCGGTGCGCCGCACGCGTCAGCGCTGTCGAGTTCGCTGGGCTGGCAGGTGAACGCCAAGGAGCGTGACGCTTTCTGGACGAAGTACCAGCAGGCGCGTGACGCCGAGTAACCCTGATGAACTCGACCGAGCTGGTAGACCTGTTTCGTTCGGAGATGAGCGACGTTGCCGCTCCCTATCTCTGGTCGGACGCGCTGGTCTACAGCTACATCGACGACGCGCAGACGCGCTTCTGTCGCCTGACCGACGGCATCGCCGATACGCGCACGCCGTCGGTCACACGCCTGAACATGGTGTCCGGCGTTGACTGGTACGACACTCACGTGTCGATCAAGAACATCCGCAAGGCCACCTACAACGACACCGGAAGACCGGTTGATCTGCTCACGGCTGAGCAGGCCGATGTCGCCAATGTCGTCTTCTCGCCTACCCTGATCGGCCCAGTGCGCAGGCTGGTGCTCGGTTTGGCCGCGCACAGCGTCCGCGCATCGCCGGTGCCGCCGACTACGTACGGCCCAACCCTCGTCAGTACGGGGATCACGGCAATCAACACCGCCGTGATCCCGATGACTGACACTACGGACGTCTACGCCGCGATGGGCGTGACGGCCACGGGTTTGCCAGCCGGCACAAAGGTCGTGTCCGTCAGCTCCAACGTCAGCATCACGGTGTCGGCCAATGCCACTGCAGCGATGCCGTCGGGCACTGTGCTGTCCTTCGGTTTGATCATCAATCTGTCAGTGTACCGACTTCCGCTGGTCACGATCACTGACGACGGCGAACAGACACTCGAGATTGACGTGCAGCACCACGCTGCGCTGTTGTACTGGGTCAAGTCACGCGCCTACGATAAACAGGATGCTGAAGCCTTCGACCGGACCAAGTCGAAAGACTATGCCACTCGCTTCGAGACGTACTGCGCGATGGCTCAGCAAGAACAACAGCGAGCGCGCCGGGTGCAAGGTAACATCGCATACGGCGGCATCTAATCAACCCCATACAAGGCAAATCATGACCGAACCCCTGATCCACACTTCACGCGGCAATTTGCCGGTGTCTTCACTGAAGTTCGAAGTCAAGTGGAGTATGGAACCGACTCATGTTTCCATCACCGAGACCTACACCGCTGATGACGGTGAAGTCGTTCGTCAAGACGCGCACGTCTGCGCACTCGCTGGCGTCGCCTGCGAAGCATCTGCATCCGATCACACCTAGGAGTTCATCATGGCAGTCACCACAGCAGTTTGCAGCCAGTTTCTGGCAGACCTTCTCGGCATGGCGGTGCACGCCGCAGGCAACACCTACAAGATGGTGTTGGTCAAGAACGGGCACGCCGGCACCTATGGCGTGGGCACGATCAGCGCCGGTGCGACGGTGGACGGCACCGGCACACCAACCACGACGCTACTCGGAACGGACGCTGTCGCGGCATCCGGCACCTACGGCGTCACCGGGTTCACGCTGACTGGCTTCAGCGCGACGCTGCAGACCGCTACCGGATGCCTGGACTTCACGATGGCAGCGGCGGCGACCGGAACCACGATCAGCGCGTCTGGCGCGATCCTCTACAACGCGACGCAGGCCACCGGCAAGTCGCTGGCGTGCTACTCGTTCGCTGGCGCTCCAATCGTCAGCACTGCGGGGAACTTCACGATCACGGCTCCTGCCGTCGGCGCCAGTACGTCGATGATCCGACTCGCATAAGAGGCTGACATGCTGCTCGGCGCAGGTACAGGCTTCAAGCTCCAACTCGTCTACTCCGCTGCGGCGGCGGTAGACTTGGAGGTCAGCGGCAGCGTTGTCGTGGTTTCTAACGCCACGCCACCTGTCGTTGACGGCACGAACACACTGCCGTTCACGCTCGCCAGTTTGACGAACACGGCGGGCGCAACCGCGGACCTTGTGTCGGGTATTGCCTCGACTAAAACCAGGATCATCGACTGCTGCATTCGTAATAACTCAGCGAACTCCAACTCAGTCACGATTCGGCGCACTGACGGCACGAATACAACCGACACGGAGACGATGAACCTGTTGGCCGGCGAGTGCGCGGTCTACAACGGTGCGATCTGGCTGCACAAAGACACCAACGGCGCGATCTATCCCTCGGTCGGCAACGCGGCAACGCAGGCCGAAATGGAAGCCGGCACGGCGACGAACAAATACGTCACTCCGCAGGGCGTGAACTGGCACCCTGGCGCGGCTAAATTCTGGCTGCGTGGCGATACTGCTGCCGGCCTGACGGCGAATTGGAACGTCACCAGTCTGACCGATACCGGCACAGGCGTAATGGGCATCACCATTGCCACTGACTTTTCCAGCGCAACCGGATGGGCCTGCATTGTGGCAGTTGAGGCCACCGCGACTACCTGGGCAGTCGCCAACACGCGCGAATGTCATATCCGCAACGCCACCCTGGCGGCGGGCACGGTTAGCGTGGATTGCATTGATAACACCGCCACGACCTGCCTCGTGAAAGACCCTTCAAGCTGGCACGTTGTTGGATATGGGGACCAATAATGATTCCGAACTACGCAGCAGTGAAAATTGCCATCACGCGCCCCGATGGTGGAGTGTCGATTATGTCGTTCCTGACCGTGGGGCGAGGTAATTCTCTGCCAAACGGCGCAGACTGGCTTGATAAGGCTATCGGCTCGTGGTCGCGTCCGCCGACCGACGCTGTAGTGGCTGAAGAAGTGGCTCGCGCTATTCCTGATGCGGTGGCGTGGCAACGTATTTTGGACAGCGAAGTTCCGAAAGACCGAACTTTCCGCGATGCTCTTGTGGTCAAGGGCGGTGCGCTCACGCACGATATGGAAACGGCTCGAAAACTGGCCCGCGACATGCTGCGTCACCAGCGCGCAGCGGTGATGCCCGAACTCGATGGGGAATGGATGCGCGCCATTGGGCAGGATAAAAAGGCCGAAGCCGACAAGATCGAGGCTGATCGTCAAGTGTGGCGCGATGCCCCGGCCGATCCGAAGATCGACGCAGCACAGACAACCGGAGAACTCGCGCTCATCATCAACAAGGGTTGACGTGAGCAATATTCTCCAAACCGCGACGGAGGCAACACTACAGTTTCCCGGCAACAAAACGTCGGTCACTGTTGTTTTCTCGTCAGCAGGCACGGTCGATAGTCGCTACGTAGTTGTTGTCCAGTCAGAAAACGAAACCGCGACGATTGGCGTGTCCGACAACAGAAACAGTGCGTACACCCAAGACGTAATTTTCACGAACACTGGTAGCAACATCAACGGCAGGGGCCGCATTGCGATTTACTCTGTAGAGAATGCCTCAGCGTTGACCGCGACGGTGACGGTCACATTCTCAGCCGGGTCATATGGTCAGGTCGTTATCTACGAAGTCACTGGCATCGCCACGGGCTCGGCTGTCGATTCCACTGGGACGGCCGGAGCGGACGCTGCGAACTTTACGTGCTCCCTCACAACGACCGTAGCTGGTTGTACGATTTTTGTCGGGTCAACGGTTTACGTCAGCGCCATCGTAGGCGCGGATTCGGGGTATGTGAGTTCCTACGGTGATGTCGCCGCGA